CATTTTCTTTTTTAGCAACAACTTCACTTTCATTTAACTGCTCGTCTTGTACTATATATGCTTTTGATACTGAACCTAATCTTGGTGGCATATTATATGTTCTAATTATAAAATCTTCTTTTGTTACAACCCTACCTTGTGCTGAAAAGTTTGCCAATGTATTTAGTTTAATCTCCTCAAGAGTTTCTGCACTTGCTCCACCAGTAGCTGGTAGTTCATTATTTACTGCTACAGATGATTTTGCACTTGCCAACTTAGTTGAGTCTTTTCCAAACTCTTCTATTTCTGTGACTAATCTTTTTACGGTGGTTATATCACCTTGTGGAACATTACTATCTATACCACCACCAACAACATATGTATATGTCAAAGTTGTGTTACTTGGAACTTGACCATATGTTCTCGTGTACATAAAGTTTGACGGGTCAACATTTGTATCAACATTGTTCAATCCTTCAGGTAAAGAAGACCCAACATTGTCTGGATTTGGTATAATAAAAGCATCTGGGTTATTTGATATACCACCACCAAATTCTATATTTGTTGTATTATCTGGATTTATCCTTGTAGTAAATCTACGAGATGATTTTTTTAATCTTAAAATATATGGTGCAGTGTCATTATATTGTGCTAATTCTGTATCAAATTTTGCTGTATTTTCTACTTCTTCAAAAATAGTCTCTTGACCAAGAAAAGGTACTTCATACCAAGAGTTATTGTCACTATCTTTACAACTTATTATCCTAATAACATTAGTATCTGGTAACTTTACAGTACCAAATTTTTCAGGTGAACCAAATGTAAATGTTTGTGTTTTTAAACTTGCTGCAGTAGCTTGAACTGATTTTTTTAATAAGTAAAATAGTGGTTGACTTGAACCCTCTTCAATAGAATAAACACTAACATCTGTTGTATCAATACTACTACTAAATGCAAAGTTTACATCTCTATCTGTAATAAAAGTTACTGCACTATTTGATGTTGAGGAAAATTCACTATTTTGTTTTACCTTTAAAGCATATTCGTAATCTGGTTTTGAATTTACCCCAGTCCCCGTTACTGGAACCGTTTGGTAAATATCTAACATCACTTTTGCTGGTGAAGTTACTTTTACTTTATATCCCATTGATTCTGCTATTTCGTATATGTTCTTTCTTTGCTTAGAATGTAATATTAAGTTTTCACGAACTGCATTATCAATGTAGTAGTTCAAAACATCACCTACATATGCTGCCATTTCTATGAACATCATACCAGGTGATGATTCATTAAAATCATTATATGAGTTAGGAAAATATATTCTTGCAAAATCAATAAGATTATTTCTTAATGATGCAAAATCTTTTCCTAAATATTTTACTTCTTTATTTAAAGGTTGTATATTTTCTGCCATTTAATTTCTCATTCTTGGTTTTCACCATTTGCGTTAACAAGTCCATATGTTTCATTTACGGAGATAAATGCCTCGTCAAAATTTTCTATATCATCTCTTAATGAAAACTCTATTTTTATCTTTAATATGTTCCTATCAATATCGTCTGGTGTCTCACTAATAATTATCTGCTTAATTAAAATATACCCCAACCATTGTTGAGCTGCTTGAATTATTGCGTCTTCTATATCTTCTCTTAATATTTCTGGTTTATTTGGTTCAAATAATATATTCCATAAATTAGAACCAAATGTAGGGTGCATCAACCTTTCACCTTTTCTCGTTAATAATAAATTAACAAGATTTGCTTTTGCTTGTTTTATTTGAGAAAAATTTCTTTTGAAATGACCTTGACCATCTGGTACGAAAGGTAAATCAATTCCTACTGCAGTAGAACTATCAAACTTAGATGCCACTGGACCAGGAGTTGCTGGTGGTATGTTTTCGGGTTCAACAAATAAATCTGGTTCAGGTTGATATTGTGCTTCATCCATTATGGTCTAAACCCCCCTTCACCTTTCTTCTTCTCATCAATCTTTTTCATTAGTCCACTATAGTCTTTAGTTAGAGCCTTTGATACCGCATCTGGTAAGTCATCCATACTAACCCCAACAGACTCTGCCGTCTGTTGTGCTACTTGTTGTCTACGACCTTCTGGTGTATAGTCATCGTAACCCATCATACTTGCTAATTTAGAACGATTCATTCCTTGAGCATCTTGTGATGTAAAAGAAAGTTCTTGTTCTGTGGTTTCAGTTGGGTTTCCAATTGATTGAGCAGTTTCATTTAAAATGTCATTTAACATAGGATTATCTTTTACAAACTGCTTTTTTTCTCTTACAAGTTGTACATTCTTCATCCCTTGTTTCATGCTTTTTTCATGATTTATTTTTGGTTTCATAGCTTCTTGAATTGCTTTAGGAACACCCTTTTGTATTTCTTCTCGTACAATTTTACGAATTAGTGTTTCCAATACCTTTACTTGTTTTCCCATATTAACCTCCTATGGTATTAATTTTCCCTTACCGATTTCTATTCCCCATTTACCTTTGTTTGTTCCAGGTATGGGTGGAAATGGTGCCACTATTGTTGCTGGTGACGGAACGGGTGGTGGCCCTAAAACCGTACCTACTCCCGATTGTCCTGGCATACTCAACATCAAAGGGGCAAAGTGATTTCCTTCTATTTCTATACTATTAAATAGTTTCAACACAGCAGATGCTACTCTTTTTGCCATCTTTAATTGAGCAACTTCTATTGGTGTACCTGCTTTTGTCTCTGATTGTTCTTTCATCATATCTTTGTAATCTTCAATAAAATTCTTTAATGGGTCATCTGTTAATTCTGGATTACTTATTTTTCCTACGGCAATACTAAATCCAGTAGGGGGTATTAACCCAAGTGGACTAACAGTGCTTCCATTAAAGTATCCTGCGACAGGAGTGGATGGCCCGAATAACACTTTATTATGGTCATTGACTCCAATAACAATTGTAGTTTTAAAATAATTTTTTAATGCTTTTGCAAATTCTGTTGCTTGTAATTCTCTTGCTTGTTCTATTGTAAACCCTGGTCTTTTTGATTTTGTATATGTTACTACAAATGCAATACCAAGTAAAACCTCAATAGCAGGTCTTATAAACAATGGTTTACCTATATGTTTTCCTCTTTCCGTTCCTTTTATCACATTCTGTGGTGCTGTTGTTACCCCAGGTGGAACTGATGGCATACCTGGTGGTAATTTTAAGTTAGGTAATTCTGAATCTCCTATGGATAGATGTGCTTGTGCAAATTTATGTATTACTTTTGCAAGACACACTCCTTTTAAAAAACATGCTACTTCTACTGCAATACGAGATGGTAATTTTGATTGTTGTTTGTAACATTTTAAAAACCCATCAATCATACCTTGTTTTAATGCTTCGTTTGTAACTCCAATACCCACAGAATTAATTCCTGCTAAAGACTTTGATAGTTGGTCAAATCCACCCACACTCGGTAACTTTCCATCTTTTACTAATCCTTCAATATCATTATATCCATTTAGAACTTCTTCAGCAGTTTCAAGTGGTGTTTTTCTTGCAGTACTTCGTAAACCACCAGTAGTTTTTACTATAATCCAATTTGAAAAATTTCCTTCTGTTTCGTTATCTACACTTTCTATCTGTATTTCTAACCCACCACTTTCATAACTTGAAACCTTCCCAAGAAAAAAATCATCTTGACTACCACTAACCTCAACTCTTACACTTTGACTAACTACTAACGAACCACTAAATGGTTCTGTTAAAGTAAAGTCAACAATAGTTGGATGTTCTATTGGTATATCGGTTGTTGTAAATGAAGACCCACTAATAAGTGACATAAAATCTTCTCCTAATCAAGTGTATGATTTTTAGACAATATAGTTTTTAATTGTGTTTTTAATTGTTTATGTAATATTTCACCAGGATTTCCTGCTTGGTTTAGATGAGGGCCACCACCACCAACAAAGATATATTTTGGAATTGCATCTATTAACTTTGTTAATACATTTACAAGTTTATCTCCCTTCACCATAGGTTCTTTTGATGAACCTTCTCCAAGTGTACTTTTTGTTGCAACAAAGTCTGCTTTTGGTGTAGTCATTTTATATGATGTACCCATTTCTTCATCTTTATTATCAGATACAGTGCTCCAATTATTTGTTACATCTATACTCATATTACCAGTAGTTACGAGTCCGATACCTTCTTTTGCAAATCCAAGTAATTTATTATTTTTAGCATTTAAAAGTATAGTACCACTATTTGCTTGAATCGTAGAGTTCTGTGTATCTCCTATCAAATCAAAGTTTAATGTCTTTAAAATAGCATCTTCATTATCTAACTCTAAATAAGAAACATCCAATGAACTTGGTTGGTTTTCTGTTAATATAATTGTTGAAGAGTCTAAATTGAAATCAGATGAGTACATACTTCTTGGGTTAAGTTCTGATGTTTTTTCTATACTCTGTCCATTACTTATAATAGTAACTGGTTTTCCAAGAGTTTCATCTGAACCCTCACTCCACCAATTTGGATTCTCTGATTTCACTTTGTCACTTGAACCAAGTCTTATATGTTGACCAAATCTTCCTTCAAGTAAGACATCTCCTTCATAAACTTGTGTTCTCTTTATATCACCTCTTTCTGTAAAGAACTCCCCTAAGTCTGGTAATTCTTCTCCTTCTACAAATGGATTTCCATCTTCAGGCCCAAGTAAACCTTCAACCGATTCTGTATCTTTTTTTGGTTGGGTTGATATATTTGGAACTGCATTATGATGTGGACTATTCCAAGCATTAATACTATTTAAATAAAATGAATTTTTGTTATAAATATTTTTAGTAGAATCACTATCTAAAAAATTAATTATAGGTACTAATTCTCCGACAATTGGTAGTTTTACAAAGTTGGAATCAAGTGGTTTTGCAATATATTTTTTTAATGCATCACCAGAATGTCTAAGGATATTTTCGTTATTTTCAGTATAAACTCTACGACATACAACTGAACCAAGGAATGATAAATCTATTTCTCCCTCAACTAATAAGTTTAAATCTTGTAAATCCGTATCTGTAAGTATAAGTTTTATGACTTCGGCTGGTTCAATCTCATAGAATAAGTCAACATCTGGTTTAGTTAAATTACCACCAGTTACTAATTTGTCTGAACTATCATTTATTAAATGTGATACTTTTTTATCTATATGTGGTTTAGCCACTCGTAGTTTCTCCCGCTGACCTTGAACTTACTTCATCTATTTTGTCTTGTACATCAAATGCGACTTCTTCTAATTCAGACATCAGTTGTTGTTTCTCCTCTTCAGTTATCATTTCATGCTCTGTACCACCAGTTCTTGCAGATGAACTAACAAGTCTCTGAACAATTGTTGCTATTTTTATTAATTGCTCATCATTTTTTACACCAACATCTAAATATTCCTTTATTAAAGGAACTACAATAGTAGCGTCACCAATGTTTTTAATTAGTGGTTCAAGTTTTTTTATTAATAATTCTATTTGGTCTTTCTTTTCAACAGAATTATCGTGAATATCTTTAAATAAAGATGATAGGGTTTTACCCTTAAAAATTTCAAAATCAGACATAATTTATTTTTCCATTATTACTATATATAAATATAAAAGGGCCTGAATAAGACCCTTTTTTTTATAAACTAATTATGTGAGTTATTTTTAAAACAATGAACTTATATCAACTTTCTTTCCTGCAAAGGAACCCGTTTGATAATAATTTTCACTTATTTTAAGATAATGACTCTTCATTGTGTTTACTACTTTTGTAATATGTTGAGTTTTAACATCTGTCATCTCACGAATCATGATATATAATGCTTTTTTATTAAAGTTCTCTAAATCACCTCTCCGTTTAAATAACTCAATTACTGCATCTGCAATCTGAATATCTCTCTTCTTACGAAATAACTTCGTTAAGTTCTCATCCCAATAACCAACCATATCATCAACAAACTCTTTCATAAAGTCTACACCTTCAACAACCTTTCTTTCTGATGTTAGATTTCTACCATAGTCAAGTGTGGTTAACTGGTCTGAGTTTTTGTATTTTTTATAGTTCTTATTGTTATTTAAAATTAAATAGTTTTTTGCAACAATACTAAAATAAGAAAATGCTTTTCCCTTACCTTTTTGAAACTTATGTATGTTTAAGACAAGAAAAGATACTACCTCATGTTTTACTTGTTCTGATGGTACATCAAAATAATAAAACTTAAATGTATGAATTATATTTTCTGCTAACTTCTCAAATGCAGCTCTAATATGTTCATTGTATATTCTGTTTCTAATATGTTGTGACTTGTCTGGGTCAAGGTCATTATATCTACATATTGCGTCTTCTGTTTCTTGTGTAAAGTACTGTTTCTTTTTTGCTTTTCTTGGCATTTTTACTCCGCTTCTAAGTTAAAGTATTTTGATAATTCATTCTGTAAATCTTTAATGTACTTGAAATAGAAACCTATCTCATCGTCTGAAGAGAAACTACCTCGTACATCAATTTCGTTTATGTTAGAGTTTGTGTCACTAACTTTTTGTTTGAGTTCTTCAATAAAAGTTTCATATTGTTCTACTTTTCTATTTAAGTTGTATATAATATACAACGAAATAATCAATAAAACAAGTAATATTATTTCTATTATCATTTTTTGTCCTTAAACAAATCACCAAATAAATCTTCCAACCCATCCCCATTTGCATTTTTTGCAACTGACTTGATATCTGTTTTCTTTTTATGTTTTACACCTATAGGTTTAGTTGGTTTTCCTGCTACA